AAGGGATTGATCAATCACCGAAGCCGCTGAGTCGCGGGTAGCGGGTGTCGGACACCAGCACGTTATTCGTAAAGTCTGCTCTTGTCTTCTAACCTCTTGCAGTACCGGGACATCAGCAACAACCCGTCCAACCACTTTTGCAGCGCCTGGTATGGTTAGCGTAGCGCCACTCAACAGCACAATTTGATCAGCCCGTGCCAACGTCGCGAGATTGGCGGCAACCAATTCCGCTGAATCCCCCTCTTGAGTACGGTAAACGTAGGTTTGATCGTTGACCAGAATCCCCGCCAATTGCCCTGGATCGGCTGTTCCGCCCAGCGTCACAGTGTTTCCGTCAACTGTGATCGTCAGGCCCGGAGTGCTTGTCTGAGTGATGAACCATTCCTGGCTATATCGAGACGTTACGCGGCCCGGATCGCCACTCGGAAACACCGTCACGTTTATCTTCCCAGCTGACAAATCGGCATCCAGGGCAGCCGATTGCGGCCAGCCGCGATAAATCCGGCAGTCCGGCCCGGGAACGCTGGGCTCTGTCGGACCATTCGGGTAGAGTGCTGCAGCAACGAGCCCGACCAGCACAGATTCTACGTCTGATTGATCCGCCATTAGGTTGTAGCCTGTTTAACTATCAAGCGCCATCCCAGTTCGGTCAATTCTGCCGCGGAAACCACGGCATTACGACCCAAGTCGTCTGACATCAGATCAGCGGGCAACAGCGTAGCACCAGGAAACGCAGGAAGTAGCACATTCCAGTAAGGCACCGAACTGTCGCTCGGCAGGCCAGCCAACGGCTGCCCGCCACCTGACGAAGTCAGCACACTCGCTGGCCACCCGGTGAGCAGCGGGACGACGTTCGCCGCAGTAATGCCGCCATAACCATTCACGCCCGTACTGGCCTGTGGTGCAGGCCGCGAAAATGACAACACACGATTAGCCTTCACGCATAGATTCGGCAGCAATTTCTGCTGAGCAGCAATGAACCAAGTACCTTCATCCTGAACGAGGTAATCACCGGGCCGAGTATAGGCAGCGTCAAAAATGCCGTACCACAGTGCGTTACCGTAGGCGTTCGCCCGGGCAAAACCACCACCCACACCCGTGAACGCGGCCTGAAGCCGCAAGAATCGGTTCTGCGGATCGAGAGGATTGGACATGCCTTGCGGGCGGTAGGCGTAGGTGCTCGAACCGATCGCTCGGGCCGCGATGTTCTGGCCCCAGCGGAAGCGATCCTCAAGACGTGCGCTGTTCATGCTAAACGACCAGTGTCAAGCCACTATTGGCGAACGCCGGACCAGGCGGTACCCCAAGAAATCCGCATAGCCGCCGTCTCCAATCATCGAACAACCTGCTGCGATCCCGTGGCTCATCCCGGTTGCGTGTCCAAACTGCGGCTTGGTCCGTATCCAGGTTGTCGGCCGCGCGGGGCACCGCAAGCTCCAACGTCGTCAGCGTGCCCAGATAGCGGCGGACAATCGCAGCTTCAGCATCCGAAAGATTGTTCATGCGGAACTCAAGCAGCCCGTAAGCCTGGTAAAACCGCCAGTTCTGGAATCCGGCGGCGGAGGCACCGTACGCCGGGTATCCACAGAAACGACGGATGTCTGTCTTTTCAGCATCCGCAAATGTCATCACAAGAAGGATCCGTCCCCACGAGTGAACAGGACGTTCCCACTTCCGCTGACCAGAACCGCGGCAGCGTAAGTCACCAACGAGTTCACTGCCAGGGCAACACGAGAGTTGGGAAGCACCGGCATATCTGCCCCTGAGGCAGTCACCGTTGCGTCCGCCCCGAACCGCACGTAAGCGAGCGAAGCCGCCGTATTCGTAACCACGACAGTTTCACCGCCGCCGGCCAGCGGGACGCTGGTCGAGATCGTGCCAGCGCTCGCCGCGACCGTTCCGGTCGGGCGGAACGGGCTTATAGCTCCAATTGCCATTTCTGTTCCGCCGTTCCTTGCTCAGCCGATGTGCTCGACCATGACCGCCCGCTTGTACGCAGCGTTCGTGGCGGTCGGCACCGTGGTGGGATTGGTCGTCGTGTCAGACGGTGCACAGAACCCGCCAATGCAGTACCAGGATTGCGCGATGATCTGTTGCAGCCGATCAATCGGCTCACGTGTTACCATCGCAATGCCATCCACCATCGTGACAATGGCATTCTCCGGCGCAACGTCTGCAGCAGCCATCCCCGCAAAGTCGCCCTCGACCAATGCGCCGCGTCCGCAGACAATCGGTCGGCGTACCATCAGCCCAGCGAGCGACGGATGCGGCTGAACAAATGTCTCTGTCGTAGGAACGAAGCGGATCCCGAGGAAATCGTTTGTCAGGCCATTGCGGAATACCTGGTTCGCCGAAGTGGCGCCCTGGAAGAGCTGCTTGAAGTCAGGGTCAGCGAACAACTGCCGCGCCGACACAGGATCGAGATAGCAGTTGTAGAGCCCATTGATCTCTGGCACTGCATTCAGGCGCAGCTTGGCAACTGCGTCCAGCAGGCAGGACATCGTGAGCGTGTCGCCGACCGCGAGTTGCGAGGTATTGCCACGCTGCGACGGCCTGACGATAACCGAGGCACTGGCTGCGGTGGCCGAGCTGCCCGCCGTCCCATCCGAAACTGAAACGTTGCTGGAGAAAGTCACAACCCCAGAGATCCCATTCGGAGTAGTGGACACGTTGGTAGCGTCTGCCACAGCGCCGACGAGTGAGTAGGCATTCGCACCCACAGTAACGGTCAGAGGGTTCGAGTTGCTCACTGGCTGCTGCACCCCGTAGACAAACGCATTCTGAAAACCGCGAATGTCGTCAACAGCGACCGATGGCCCGGCGCTGGCGAGAGTCGTGCGCACTCGTGTGTTTCCGCCGAAGTACGCATTGAACAGAGCGTTTCGCGCCAACTCATCCAAGCTGCGGGCAGCCTGCTCACCGTTCGAGTAAGCGTTCTGGAGAAACTGTGACCCAATGCCCACCCGGCTCGTGACCATATTGAGATCAGTGGTGGCTGCGTAGTGATTGATGGTGATGGTATACTGCTCAACGCCCCAGCTTCCCGGCGAAAGACCATTGTCGAGATTGGTGTTCGTGCTTGGTGCGAGTGGCGTTGTCACCGTCGGCCGGAGACCGGCTCGTGTCTTAGTAAGAGTTTCACCGATTCCCACGGCGATCTGCTCTCTGTCCGCACAAGCCCGATATCCCAACCGCGAGCGCAGCGCCTGATCGAACTCACGCTCCAAAAAGCCCTGCTGGATGATCGGCTGCAGGGCGGGCGGAAAATTCTGGATTCCCATTGATGGTTTCCTTTAACGTGAAGGCTATAGTGGCAACACCCGCGAGTCTCAGAACCGCTGCTTCAGCAGGGCCTCACGCGCGGCGCGGTATTCAGCATCGGTCATTTCGGTTGCGAGTTTCTGCTTGGGTGGCTGCGCCGGCGGAGGGCTTGAGGTGCTTGACGATGATGAAGCGCCAAAAAGCCACGGCTTCGCTCGCTTGAGACCCGCCAACATCTGGGCAGCACCCTCTACTTCACCTTTATCATTAAGCTTTGCAGTGGAAAGATCGATCAGCTTTAGGCCATCAACATCAATAATTCCGGCCCGCAACGCTTCGGCTTTCAGTTCAGCGCGTATGATGCGTGTTTCCGCCCTCTGGCGTTCCTCAGCCAATTGCTTCTCAAGTGCGGCCGTATGCGCTCGCAGCTCGGCAACTTGATCCACCGGTTCCTCATTGGTGGGACTCTGATCGTGCATCAATTGTTCCTGTCCTTGCGTTCGGCAGCTATGCGAGCCAATTCGGCCGGCACATCTTCGATGTCGTATGAACTCGCAATTGCCTTAAGCGCCGTCTCCCGGCTCAATTGGCCGGCCGCTACAAGGGCCGTGATGGTCTGAGCGTCTTTCTGCCGTTCCTCGGCGGTGGGCTGATACCATCGCGGCCAGATCAGCGTCAGGCGAGTGGTAGGATCAAGCGGTACGATATCTTCCCCAAACACCTTCAGCGGGTAAATCTGCGAAGCCAGAAGAACCATCCTGGCAAGCCGCAGGATAGCGTTTTCGCCGTAGCTGATCCGGAGATTGTCCGCGAGCCAGATCAGTCCCTGATTCATCATCTCAAGTGCCCGGCCCGACTGGGCGGCGGTAAGGCGATCGGCGCTGGCGCGGTTACCATGAATGCTCTCAAGCGCGAGTTCCCTCAGCGCGCGCACATATTCGATCACCGCAGCCGATGCCGTACCTCCGATTTCGAGCAACTTTGCGTCGCCTTTCTCGCTGACAACCAACGCGTTACCAGCACCCTTAACGATTTCTCCATCACTGGTTGCCGGTTCTTTGATTAACAATGTCGGGTCGCTGCTATACTTAAGCCCGCGCCCGGCCTGGCTGAGTTGATAATCTATCTCTATTTGGGTTTCGATAGCAGCCCGGAATGTGCACGCACCATCGTTCGCGTCACCGGTTGCCGAAATGCCTGGCAAATTTCTGATCCAGACCATCGGCACGAAGCCTAAGCCGTGCTGCACTGTTCGAGAGAGATCGATGTCCGGGGCGTCTCCCGATCCGACGGCTACCGGCGTAAACCAGGTTTCTGATTCACGATCCCACCGGCGCTCAAACCAGTAGTCCATTTCTAGATCACTGATTTCGTAACCATTAGCTGCAAGAAGATCTCCCGGCACCTTGTACCGCTCTGAGACAGACAGTAATGCGTCCGGCTCCTCAGGATCCCATGTCGGCGACAAATAGATGGTATCGAGCACCGTGAAGAACACACGACCACGCAGCACGCGCATCAATACAACAACCGAGCCAACCGATCCCCGGATCGCTGCTTCCGTCATTACCAAATTAAGCAGGGTTTCTTTGACAATGTCCGCCAGCACAGCACGGGTCCGCCGATTGGCACAATCGATGGTCGGAAAATGGCCCTCGCTGAAAAGCAACGCGACGCTATCCTCGACCACCACCCGTGACAATGCATAGCGAACGCTCGGGCGGCGCTGGCGCAGCGGGATATACTCTCCTCCGGCACCCCGCTCTTCATGGAACTGATAGGGCAGCGCATCATAAAGCCGCCCATCCAGTACACGGGTTAAAATATCCAACGAACGAACGCGCGCCGGAAAGTCCGCGTCGCGCGGGATTAGGTCGCATATTGTTTCGAACATGTGAACCCTTGTCTGGCGGGCAGCGCTCCGCCCGAACTAGCGCGCGAAGTACTCGACCGCGATCCGCCGAGCTGGTGTTTCAGTTTCGGCCAGCATTAAGAAGGCTCGGGAAAAAGCATCGACCTGATCGTCCTTGCGCCCCACTGGAAAATCCCGCAGTTCCTCGATAAATGCGTGATTCCAATTTGCTCTCACTAGAGCAATGTTGCCGGCTTCCACCTGCGAAGCCACCGGCCCGGCTCTTGTCGCTTTGGATCCCGATTCACCCGAAGAGACAACCCGATAACCGGACAAAATGCTCGAAAGGTACGCGACCTGGGCCTTGCCCGCCTGTCCTGGGTCCTGTGGGAGCCCAATGATGGTAGAACGACCGTCTGCTTTAGCGGTGGCGCGTAGCAGATCTTCTATCTGGCGCGGGCTACCCCGCTGCCGAACCACATCTAGAACAATGTACCTGCCGCTCTCCTCTCGCATCAGTTTCACCCCAACGGTCCAGTCTGGATCGTTCGTCCCGTGTGATGCTGTGGAAGCCAGGTCCCATGCTCGCACCGCCTCGCCACCACGGGTCGGAGCCACATCGAGAAAATCGAAACAGGCCACTTTGAACAAAGCGCCTTCGAGCGGGCGTGGCGACTGCTGGAACATGGCAGACCATTCCCGCTCGCCGATTGAATTGCGTTTGCGTTCAAGAGCCTGCTGGCTCTCCCAACCGGGCCAGAGCGCCTCTCCCACCGCTCGTCCCAGCGGGTCATCTTCTTCTGCAAGAGCAGGAAGGCGTAGGTATCGCCATTGGCTTCCTTCCCGCGCTAGCAGCCGGCCCGCCAGATCGTCTTCGTGCCACCGCGTCATGATCAGCAGGACTCTCGCGCCCGGCTTGAGTCGGGTTGTTAGATCGGATCTGTACCAATTCCATAGGTGTTCTCGTTGGGACAAGCTTTCTGCCTCCAGTCTGGACTTCACTGGATCATCAATCACGGCGAGGTCTGCCCGACGGCCCGTGATGGGACCGCGAACGCCGGTGGCGAAGTATTCTCCCCCGGGCGATATTCGCCACCGGGCACCCGCACGCTCTCCCGGCGCTATCCTGTATCCAAGCCGGAAACCCTGAGACTCGATCAGCCGCCGCACGGCTTTTCCAAAACCTTCAGCCAATCCAGCGGTGTGTGATGTAGCGATGACAGAGGATCGCGGATGCCTCGCAAACCACCAAGCCGGAAAGAGGATCGAGCCGTAGGTGGACTTGCCGGAGCCAGGCGGCATCAAGACCATTAGCCGATCGGTTTCGCCCCGTGCCAGCGCTTCGAGCTCCTCTATGAGCCGGAGCTGGTGCTTTGCTGGAACTTGGTTAGCCTCTTCCAGAGCGCAGAACGCCCAATCAGCTAAACTCGCGCGAATCGATGATCGGAGAGAGGTCTCTCGCATGAGCAGCCGCGGATCGTCGGTCAAGATCGGCATCGCTAAGGTGACGAAAGTCCTGGTTTGTCTGATCTGAGAGCATTACGCTTCGCAGTCGCGGATGCACGTACGGTGCCGCAGCCTGTGCAACGGTGACAGCCTGATCAATCTTTTCACCATGCCAGTAGCGGCGCATTGCGCGCAGCATCACGTCCAGCGGCGTCAGCGATTCTGACTCATCCATCTGGAGTAAACGGCCATGTTTTGTATGAGAAGGTGGGAGGAGGCGTCGTGACCAACCTCGCCATCATACCCAATCTTATACAATTTTTTGGGTCGGTTGGGCAAGGGTTTTTTTCCATTCGGCGTAACTTTTTGCATCTGACAGCTCTCTGTGCGCTCTTCGCACTGATGTTTGGTTGTGGACCCGATCCGGGAGAACGGTTGCAGTCAGGTCGGGTTATGGCCCTTCGCGGAATCGAAGGAAGATGGGTGGGTTCAGTAATGCCCTCTACGCCCAATTGCGGGGGCAGACGGACCGGGGTAATGGCCGTCGGCTCCAGCACGTTTGCCTTCGACCCGTTCCAAAGCACGATTGCGCTAAATGGCCGCATACTTGAGAAGCGTATCCTAAAGGGTGAGCAAGTCCGCCCCGGTGGCGCAACGCCCGAAGCAAGCATCGTATTTGACGGGATCGTGGTTCGCACCGAACAGGGTGAAGAGGCGATCAGCGGCACCCTGTCATCGGGCCGATGCCGCTGGAGCGTTAGGCTGCACCGGGGTTGACTCAACCCAGTCCATCGCGGGGCCAGTGTTTCACGGTGATTCACGAGAAAATAGCGCTGGCAACGGAATACTAACCGTTGCAAGCCTTCAACAAAAGGCGATTTCCGGGTAATCATTCTGCCTGTCAACGCAACTCGCGCGGGAAAAGAACCCCCTGCCCTTATTCTGCCGGAGGCAAAATGGCCTACTTCGATTATGACCGCCGCACCGAGCCACCGCTCAGTAACGATTGTTTCACGCCGGTGGTGAACCAGCCCCGGCCGTCTGTCCTGGTTATTGAGGACGGGTATAGCATTACGCTCCCCATGCAGACGATCTGCGATTTTCTTGATCTCGATTTGGAGACCGTCTCAAGCTACGAGGACCTCGGCCCGATCCTCGCCGAACGGCAGCCAATGGCCGTGATAGCTGAGGCGGACTGTGAGGGCCAGGATGGCTGCCACGTGTTGATGACGGTCGCCGCCTATGACCCCAGCACGCCAATCTTGCTGCTGACGGGCGAAGACCCAACAGTGCTGGGTGCTGTCGAGGCAGTCCAGGAACTTTGGCAACTGCAAACCGTGATTGCCTCCTCCTCGTTGCCCTCAGTGGGCAAAGTGGTGGAGTTCCTGTTCAACGCTGGTCTTAACGCGCGTTGCGCCCGCTTCATGCCTGTCTGACCCCACCCGCATTTTATGCGCCGGCGCTTGCAAAGGGACACCCTGCGGCACGCCGGCGCTTGCGCGCTTCAACCGCATAGGCGCCCAACGGCCGGTTCGGGTCGGCATTCGGCACAACAATGGTCCTCTGGTACGCAGCCCAGTCCACCTGCGCCATGCCATCGAGGTCGGGCGCAAGTTCCCAGGCCGAGAGGACGGTGTCCGAGTAGGTTGCTGCTTGAACCGGTTGCACTTGCACCAGTGGAAAATCCGCTCGCAGGCGGATAGGAACATGCGAGCGTGTCAAGCGGATGTTGGTAAACAGTGGGCCGAACCACCTATCCGTCTCCACAATGCCTTCATATAATGCAAACCCACCTGGCGACGGCAGGTTAGCTGGTGCCCGCAACAGCAGATGCCAGTCCGGCTGTGTCCGCGCGATAAGGCCCGTCCAAATCTGGAGCGTCCCGGCCTCTGGCAATGCTGTAAGAAATGGCGGCGAGCAGCCCTGCAGCGTCGGCGGCGCAGCTTGATCGAAGGCTTCGGCGAAGTGAGGAAACTGGGCGGAAGATGACAGCGGCAGCCAATCTGGCGCGCCGTCGTAATGCCAGAATATATCCGATCCATCCCATAGCAATTGGAGATCCATAGGTGGGAACAGCCACCAACCAAAGGCTGAAGCTGACGTCACCGCCTCGCAATAGCGATACGCACGGGTGGGCAACGTGCCTGCTGCGGAGCGATCCGCGCGTTGCGGCGCGCGTGCGTCTTTGATCAAGCGGTAGAAGCGCACGATTGAGGAACCATGGTCACGCATTGTGAAGGGCACCTTGGCGGTAGTCGGACACAGCGGGAACGAAACTCCCCGCAGCCAGCCAATTGGCCCGGGGAGTGGCGGTGGATCAGACAGGCGCGCGATTTGCTGGCAGCCGGAGAGCGCCCCCCAACCGGATCTTGCCGGCGTCTGCAATCGGCAGGGCGGTAATGGCCGGCAGTCGAAGTGCGCCGCCGAGGCGAATGCGGCCGCTATCCGCGGTTCCCTTGTGGACGGAGTGGATGACTGGGGTTTTAGACATGCTAAAGTTCCTTTGCTTCGATCACGTCGTACTAGGCGTGATGTGTAACTTCCTGCTCCGGGCAAACAAAAAACGGGGTGGACCGTTCGGTCCACCCCGTTCTTCACCACCCAACCCTGGGCCAGAGCAGTGGGCACACCACGCCCGCTGACGGAAGTGTTATTATCCTATCGTTGTGCCTGCGTCAAGCCCAAGTTCCTAATTCGTCAGAAATTTCCTACAGGGTCCCCGTCCAAGTCTGGACCGCGAGGCTGCTCATTGCCACGACACTCCAAACCAGAAATCCTAGAACAAGGGGTCGGGCGCCCGCTCCAGCGAATGCGCGCCAGTGGCCCTGCAGTCCTACCGCGGCAAGCGCGACCACCAGCACCCAACGCCCCAGCAGCCGCACCTCATCATCATGCTGCCCAAACACCCCTATCGTGTTTAGAACGGAAGCCAGCACGAACAGGATGATGAACGCCGGCACGGCCTCGTAAACCCGTCTCGCGAGAGACGTCGTGGCCGGCGCTGAGGCTTGCTCCAGCCATGGCATGGCAAGCCCGAACCCAATCACCAATGGAATAATGAGCGTCGTACGCGTCAGTTTGACGATCGTCGCGGTGGTTCCGGCATCCTGGCTGTAAGCGAAGCCGGCCGCAACCACAGCCGAGGTGTCGTTGACCGCTGTCCCCGCCCATGTTCCAAACCCGAAATCACTGAGCGACATCAGATGGCCAAGCAGGGGAAAAATAAACACCGCGAGCATGTTGAAAAAGAATACCACCGAGATCGCGTATGCGATTTCCCCGGCTTTGGCGCGGATCACGGGGGCTAAGGCAGCAATTGCTGATGCCCCGCAGATCGTCGTGCCCATGCCAATGAGACAGCGCATGCGCCAATCAACTCCCATCCTCCGGCCACTCAACAGTGCGCAAATCAGCCCGGCAGCAATTGTGATGAACAGCAGCGGCAGGGAACCCAACCCGGTTCTCACAATGTCACTGATATCAAGGCTGGCGCCTAGGACGATGATCCCGCCCTTTAGGCACAGCTTGCTTACGTCCCCAATGCGCCATGTTGCAAGTTGCAGCGGTCCCCGCAGCGTATTGGTCAGAAGGACGCCGATCGCGATGGCAAAAATCGGGGCACCGATCAGCGGCGCATACTTCGCCGCCACAAACGCGCCGATCGCGATGGTCAGGCACAACCCCAGGCCACCGGCCAGCCGAGTCCATGCCGGCAAGGTCACCGAAGCTGCCTGCGCTCCCGCCAGCTGTGGTTGTGTCGCCATCCGTTGCTCCTTGGTCCGGTCCTGCCGATTGTAACTTATCGGCCGGCTTTGTCCCGCACCACGTTGAATTCGCTCTGCATACGATATAATGTTGTCAA